TGCTGTCAGGTCTTGGAAAGAATGGGTCATTTCTGGGACAGACTGGCAACAGGGGATCCATAATATTAAAGGACATGTGGACCACCAACTTGATAAGTTGAGGATCCATGCTTTAGAGTATCGACGTGCTGAAAGCTATGCATCAATCAAGAATGAGATTGAGGCAACTAGTCGGTATTTCCATTCCCCACGCTACTCATACCCAGATCTGCCCATAGAAGACGTGTGGTTTATGGTGGGTGACATATTCAAACAATCACGATTAACACCATTTAACTACATTATCCAGATGTGGGAAAAGAAGTTTGGGTTGGGGGCCTTTATGGCTGACCCATTGAAAAGGAGGCGCAAATACCGCCGTTCCCATTTTATTAGGGATATTGGTGGTATGCGCGCTTTCAAGGACTTGTGGAGGAGGACTTTTGAAGTGGCAGCACAGATTATACCTGTAAGTGCTGTGAGTGTTAAAGGGGAAGCACTTCCGGAAAGGAAATGGGCTAGAGATAAGATTCGGACTGTCATAGGCAGTCCCATTTCTCAATACATTTTATCGACTATCTGGAATTATGCTCCAAATCATAATTTTAAATGGGAAACGACACCCATACGGGTTGGCGCTCCATTGAATGGTTATCATATGGCTGACATATTTGCTAACCATGCACGGTGCCAACACCATTATGAGGGTGACATGAGTGAGTTTGACTCAACTATTACTGGGAAGGTCCAGGAGATGATCAAAGCAGTTCGTAAGAAGGGTTTTGAGCACCATAAGGACTATGAAAGGATTTGTGAACTCATTGATGTCAATTACATCATGGTGAAGCATCAGGCATTGAACACCACATCCACTGGCAATATTTATGCCAAGGGAGAAGGGTTAACAACAGGCCATTCCTCCACCACCACGGATAATTCACTAGCATTGGTCACCCTCTACCTAATGGCATGGAGGGAATTGACTGGGCTAAGTTCACGTGAATTTAAGCATTTCAATGAGTTATCATGTTATGGAGACGATCATGTTTTGTCTGTGCTTGCGACCAAGCCACCCACTTGGAACATGACTAATATCCAAAAGGTCATGAAGCGATGGGGAGTCACAAATAACATGGTGTCTAAACCACTCTCGAAGATTGAATTTCTTTCCAAATTTTCAAGGAAGCCAAACAGGCAAGACATGAAGGATTTTCAGCAGCTAGGGTTGAAAGTTCCTTCACGGATTGTTTGGCACAACAAAGAGAAGTTGGTCGGAAAGATGGTTGCCCCTTTGGTCACGTTTGACCCAGTTTACAGAGCCCGCCGGTTGATTTCATATATGAGTTTGACAGCTCACCATCCTGACATCTACAATGAAATCAAGACCATTTTAACTAGGTCATCATCCCTTCGGAGGGGACTTGTGGCTAGACCGACCCCAATACCAACTTACAAGCAGGTGATGGCTGCTTGGTATTCTAATAAAGGCCATGAAGGACATGCTGAAAAGGAGTTATCTGACCTCCTAGAGGAA